AGGCACATGGGGTGCTGGTGGCTTTGGCTCTTCAACAAGCTTATCTTTTACAAATCAGTTAAGGCTTTGGTCTGCTGATAACTTTGGCGAAGATTTAATCTTACATCCTAGAGGTGGCGGTATTTTTTATTGGGATGAGTCAAACGGAACAAGCACCAGAGCGGTAAATATTACCAGTCTTTCTGGCTCTAACTTAGCGCCTACTGTAGGCTTACAAACCATTGTTAGCGATATAGATAGGCATGTTATAGTGCTTGGAGCTGACCCTATATCTAGCGGTGCAAGAAGTGGTGTGGCTGACCCAATGCTTGTAGCTTTTTCAGACCAAGAAAGCATTACGGAGTTTGAGCCAAAAACTACAAATACAGCAGGCTCTGTAAGGCTATCTGCTGGCAGTGAAATAATAGGTGGTATCAGAGCAAGACAAGAAATATTAATTTGGACAGATACTTCTATGTACAGCATGCAGTTTGTAGGTCCACCACTTACATTTGCTGTCAATTTAATAAATGAAGGCACTGGCATGATTGGCCCTAACGCAGCTATAAACTCACCCGCTGGTGTGTTTTGGATGTCAGATGATGGTTTTTACACATACACGGGTTCGGTGCAAAAGCTGCCCTGTAGCGTTTTAAGTTATATACAAGAAGATTTAAACCTAGGGCAGGCTTTTAAAGTTTTTGCAGTGTTAAATAAAGAATACAACGAAGTTTGGTGGTTTTACCCAGCAGAAAGTGATGGCACAGAAGAAATATCAAGATATGTTATTTATAACTATTTAGAGGGTGTCTGGTCTATTGGACAACTTGTGCGAACAGCATGGGTAGACCAAAATGTATTTACAAAACCATTAGCAACCAACAGTGGTGTTATATTTTCACACGAAGATGGCGAAGATGACGATGGAACACCTATGGATGGTGTTTTCATAGAAAGTGCTGATTTTGATTTACAAGACGGCAATAGCTTTGCTTTTATAAGAAGAATGATGCCTGACATAAAGTTTTATGGAACAAATGTTTCTTCTGGTGGTCCAAAGATAAACATGCTTTTGAAAACTAGAAACGCACCTAGCGAATCTCTTACGACTAGAGCTACTAAAGATATTTCAAATAATACGGCGCAGGTGCATGTACGAGCTAGAGGCAGGCAGGCTGTATTACGGGTGCAAAGTGACGATGATGCCGCAGCAGGTTATAGATTAGGCGTTAAATGGAGATTAGGACTAACTAGGCTTGATATACAGCCAGACGGTGAAAGATAGTGGCTAAACTTTTGCCCACTAGGCTACCGTTGGCAACACAAGAGGTTACACCTGATACTTTTAATAGATTAGTTAGAATTTTAGAGATTAATCTTGGTCAGTTTGACCCAAACAGAACACCAAGATTTAACGCTACAGAACTAGCAGAATTAAATTTTTTACAAGGTGATGTAATATTTAACACCACAAAAGAGATATTACAGGTATATAATGGGAATGACTTTATAGACCTGACTGCTGACAGCAATGAAAAAGGTTTAAAAGCAACAGGATTTTTAGGCTTTGTTTCAGTGAAAACAAGTGGTAATATATCTGTAGACATAAATTAGAGTTTAAACATGGCTATACAAGACGACATTAACAACCTAAAAGCAAAAATTGGTTTAACACCAACAAACCCAACAATGATGCCTGAACCAAAGGGTGTGGTAACTGACAAAGAGGCGGTGACTATACAAGAAGCATTAGGCGGTGATATGGTGCCAAAACCAAGCGGTGCATTAACAAAACGGGATTTATTATTGTTGGAAGAAGCTGCGCGTACTGGCATTACACTGGACGAGCTAATTCAGGGTATGCGAGAAGGTAAGTTTAAAGGTATAGCAGAACGCGTACAACAACGGTTGTTAATGGAAGACAACCAAATGAGAAATACTGCACAAACTTCTGACATGGATGTACAAATGCAGGAATATAACAAAAAAGTAAATACGCCCGGCACTTATGAATATATGGCTGAGCAGCTTGCTAAGCAGCTTCGTGATTCAATGGAGCCAATGAGTGAGGAACAACTACAGTTTATAAACGCTAGACAAGAGTTAATTGATGAGGTTTTAATGCCTTTATCTGATGCTGGTTATCAAGACTTAGTGTATATCATTTTAAATAGACCCAGAGATTCAGTAGAACATAATCAAGCATCTATACAGCTAGCAGAGGTTATGGCACAAATGGATGATGAGTTTGACCCAAATGAGTATGACATGATGATAAACATGGTATCAAAAGAGCCAGCGCCTGATGAAATGATTACAAGAGTAGGTCCGTTTCCACCACCACCAACAGGTATAGGAGGTTTAAGATAACATGCCACACATGACACCGATGCAGGGAATTGCAAGATTGGGTAGAAATGAAGATGATACCTTAGCACATGTTGCTACAGGTGAAATGATTGTACCTCCGCAATCTATAACCCCACAAACAAGAAGCATGATTGAATCAGACATGATGAATATGGGCATGAATCCAAATCAATATGTAGTAGGTGGACAAAATTCTATAAACCCAAACACAGGTATGCCTGAGTTTTTTCTTAAAAAATTATTCAAAAAAGTTAAAAAGATTGTAAAAAAAGTTGCGCCTATAGCAATAAACTTTATACCGGGCGTTGGTCCTGTAACTAAAGCTGCGCTAACAGCAGCAGCAGGTAAAGCTTCTGGTATGTCTACTAAAGAAGCATTACTCAGTGGTGCGTTAAGTTTTGGTGGTAGCAAAATAGGTAGCGCAGTAAAAGGTGGCAGGTTTTCAAGATTAAAAGATTTTTTTACGCCCGGCGAAGGTGCAGAGGGTTTTTTAAAAACTAGGTTTGGTATTGGTCAAGGCAAGCTT